CCGCCGCCGTGCGCACATCCGGTTGAGCGGTTGTCCAAAGCATTGCTCCGCCGCCCAGCACGACCACCAGAGCAAGAATCGCCGCGATGTTCTTCGGCAGCCATTCAGCGTTCTCCGACTCGTTGATGCGAGTGTTCATATCACGCGCCGACGCGGTATCGGCGAGGTATGCCTTGGTTTCGGCCAACTCCGCCTCGCGCTGGCGAATGCCAGCCTCGATAAGCCACTGCTCATGCTGCATTTCAAGTTGCTTGAGATGGACGACAGCATCAGGCGGCAGCGGCTTGTCATCGTCAGGCAGCTTGACGCCCAGCTTGTCCTCGATGACCTCCTTGCCCTTGGTCATCACGGCATTCCCGAGCAAGGACAGGCCATTGGCCAGCAGCGATGCGACGATGGGCGCCATCACTCGATCCCCCACAGCGCCAGCCAGGCGAGGTAGCCGCCCGCGCAGTAGCGCACCCAGGCGGCGTAGGAATCAGCCGCCGAACAGGCCACGCCGACAGGGCGGCGGAAGGTCACATTGATGATGCGTGCGGTCATTTCCCGGCCCCATCGTCGTCAGTCTTCACGGCCGCGCGAACCGTTTCAGCAACCTCATCGAGCCGCCGCATCAGCGCATCCATTTGAGTCGTCGCCTTGGCCTGGATCTCCGCCACACGCTCCCGGCTGGCCGCATCCACACGCGCAATCTCCATCTTCACGTCGGCATCGCGGTTGATCGCCATCGTCTTGTTGGCCGCCTCGCCCTGCACCTTGCGCAGCTGCTCGGCCATCGCTTCAAGACGCTGCGCCGCCTGCTCCTGCACCTGGCGCAGTGCTTCCTCATACTCGGGGGGCATCCCGCCACTGCCTTGCGACTGCGCGCGGGCCATGATCTCCTGCGCTTCGGCGTTCAGCTTCTCGACCTTGGCACGCTGCTCGGCCAATGCCAGCGCGGCCTGCTCGCGTTGCATCTGCAATGCCTCGGCCTGCGCCTGCATCTGCTGCTCGGCCTGCTGCGCCTCTTCAGGCGTCATCTGCTTGTTCGGGTCGCGCTCGCCGATTGCCTGACGTATCGAGTCGGAAATCTCATCGTGGTTCGGCAGATCAGCGAAGTCCATGGCGATGATGAACAAGCGCAGCGCTATCTCCGGCGGCAGACGCTGGGCCATGGCCGTGATGCCGTCGAACATCACCTGGCGCATGGTGCCGGCGTAGTCCGCCTCTGATACAACGAAGTCGGATTGCGACGCCGTGATGTCGTTGATGTAGCGCACCGAGCCGTCGGGCTGCATCTCCGGTTGGTTGATGCGCATCCAATCGATCTTGCCGCTGGCGCCGGTCAGGCGGATGACCTTTTCCTCGCTGTAGAACTGCTCGGTCAGCGAAAGCTGCTTTTCGCCCTGAACCTGGACGGCGTAGCGCAGGTTATCGAACGGCTCGGTGGTGCCGACGGAGCCCTGCAACTGCCTCGCCTTGATCGCCTCGCCAGACACGGCATTCGTCTGGCGCCCGAGGTTCTCGTTGTTCACCCCGGACACGCGCTGGATCGTCTGCGCATCGAGCGACATCATCTGGATCTGGCCGGTGGCCGCGTCGGTGTCACGCTGGATGCGGAGCTCCTTGCCTTGCTTCTTCGTCACCCAGCCGTCGGGCATGTCGATTTCTTGCCGTGCAATCTCGACGTTTTCGACGGCGCCTTCGTCGGCAATCACCTGGTTGGTCGAGAGCATGAACAGCGCCTTGCTCGCGCGCTTGTTCAAATCCTGCTGGATGTCTCGCACGCGCCTGATCGCCCCATACGGCAGGCGGTCCTTGCCACGGCGGTAGCACCAGATCGGCGTCAGCGTGAAACGGTTGTGCCGGTAGGTCGACGGCCCCAGCGCCAGCATGTCCGTCTCGGTGAAGACCGCGAAATGCACGCGCATCGCCAGTTTGTCGATGATGCTGGCCGGGTTGGCAGCGATGTACTGCGCCAGCGCCTGATCTTCAGGATTGAAATAGGCGCCCTTCATCGGCCCATCGGCGATGATCTTCGAGGTCGCCGGCATGCGGAACTGGCACTCGATCAGCTTGATGCGCCGGCGTGACGAATCGCCAGACACGCCGGCGCCACTCGAATACAAATGTCCGGATTGCGCCACCGGCTCGCCTAGATACCACTCGGATTGCAGGTCGGCCTCGGACATGCTGCCAGCCTCGACCACCGCACGACGAATCTGCGCCTTGCGGTTCTTGAACATCAGCTCGGCAATGTCCGCATCCACCCAGCGCCAGCGAAAGACATAGCGCGCGTCCGACAAGTCCAGCTCGTAGGAGCTGGAATCGTGCAGCACGTTGCGCCAGTCCTCGTACTTCGAGTACAGCACGTCCTCGGTCGGATCGTCGCGCGCCCCGTCATCCACCCAGCCAAGGCCGGCCTTCGCCGCGTCGGCAAAGGCACGCGACCTGGCAAACGGCACGCGGTTGGTGTCGGATATGAACTTCAGTACTTTTGTCTTGGCGTCGGCCGTCTCGACATCATCCTCGGCGCGCGGCAGCACCTTCCAATCGATGCGCGTGCGGCGCTCTGTGCCGATGAGCCAATCGACCATCGGCGCGACCTCGTTGAACACCAGCGGAATCTGCCGGCGCTCGCGCAGTGCGTCAGCATCATCGCTGTCCCACTGCTCGCCGTCGTAAAAATCCGCGTCCATCGCCATCTGCAAGCGGTTGTCCGCCTGCTTGGCACGCTCATGGAACAGCCAGCCCATCAGTCTGGAGTGGATCTTGCGCGTTCCATCGCTGTCGAGCGGAGAAGCAATCTGCTCGGCGAGCTGCGTTCCTTGTGTCTGCTCGTCGATCCAGTCGTCGTAGTGATCGCCGACCGCGCGGCGGCGCACGCCAACCTCAAAAGGATCAGCCATACGCCGCGCCCTCGTCGAGCTGGCGATGCACTTCCTGGCCGGTCATCAACTGGCCGTTGGCAAGCAGCTGCATTTCGCCGATGCTGGCCTTGCTGAGTGCCTGTGGCGGCGCCGACGGCATTTCGATCAGGTCCGGAAGGCCGTCGTGGATGATCGTCGCCAGCTTGATCCAGTTGTTCGGCGATGGCTCCATGCCCAGCACCTCGGCCGCCTTCATGCACTGCCGTTGCAGGTACTTTCGGTCGTCGTACTTGTAGGCCGCCGACTCGCAGACGATGTACCAGGCCGCGTTCTTGCGATAGGCAGGGATCAGGATGAGGGCACGCTCATCATTGACCCATGTGTAAATGGCAAGCAGATCGCCGTACTGGCGCGTTGCGTGCGCCTTCGTCAGATCAACGGAAATTTGTCCCATGTGCCGGCCGCTCCGAGTGGAATGGCCGGCAGGTTCTCACGCATGGCGCGAGCCACGCCCATCAAGATTTCAAGCCGCCATCCCCGAACCCCTGCGCCGCATCGGCCTACTCACCTGGCCGCCGCCAGCAAACGTGTTGCCGCTGCCGACCTCCTGACCCCACTGGCGGAAAGCATCCGAGCCGTGCGCGTTGTCGTCGCTCTGCTCCTCGTCGCTCCAGCAGCCGCGCAGCTTGTTCCACTTCTTTCGGTAGTTCGATAGGCGCTTGACCCCCGGAGCCGTGCCTTCCTCATCGAACCAGGCGGAAGCGAATGCCCCCCGAGTCGCCTGAATGCCGGCCTGCAGGTTGGTCACGCGCGGCACAATCTCGAACCGCTGACCGGGCCAGAGTTCCTCCAGCATCTCCTTGATCGACTGATTGCTGTCCGGCGTTTTGCCGATGCGCTTGTGCTCGGCTTCGTGCGGCAGGTAATGCGTGCCAAAGATCACGCGCTTCTCCTGCGCCCAGCGTTGGAGCTCAACAACGTAGTGAATCAGATCCTCGCCGCTGTTCTCGTAGTACCAGAGAAAGCGATCCTGCTGCGTCGCGCGCTGGTGCGACCAGATCGCCGTCATGTCGCCGCGTCCGATGTCCCAAAAGGTATTGACCGGAATCGGCACGATCGGCAGGCAGCGGACGATGCGCCCCTCCTTGCGCACGCGCGCCATCTGCTCTGCGTAGTAGCAGCCCTCCGTCGAAACTTGAAAGGCCTCTTCAGGAAAGCTCGGGTACTCCTGCCACATCAGCGGGGCCTCGCCCTTGAAATCGCTGTCGCGTGTCGCCACGTACCAGGCGCGCTGCTCCGGCGACAGCTGGCGGCCGATCTTCCCCTCGACATCATGGAAGTAGCGGTTGTCCGCCTCCGTCATCACCACGGATGCCGGATCGAGGACGTACTCGGGCGCCTCCCACCAGGGGAAGAAGTGGAAACGGTAGTCCTTCTCTGTGAGCTTCGCGCGCCGCTCGGCGAGAGCCTTGGCGCGCATCGTCATCGCGTAGAAGTCGCCCTCCTGGCCCTCGGCCGTCGATTCGATCACCAGGATGCCCGACTTCGGCACGGCCGGAATCGAGCCGGTCATCACCTCCTTGGCCTTGTCGGGGAACTTCGCGCAGATCTTGCCATGCTCGGAGATATGCAGGCGGTGGATCGTGCCCGAGCGCATCGACGTCGCCACGCGGATGCTCGACCCGTTATGCGCGAACACCAGCTCGTTCGCGCTGTCGCGCTCCAGCGGGAACCTTTCGCGCAACACCTCTGGAAGGTTCTTGTAGGCGAACTTCACCTTGTCGCGGAAGATTGCCTCGGCTTCCTCACGGCCCTGCGCGATGATGCCGCAGCGGATCGGATCGTTCGAGAACAGCGCCGTGTCCAGCCAAAGGATAGCGATCAGCGTCGTGAACCCAAGTTGACGCGCCTTAAGTATGATGTTGCGATGCCAAAGCCGCGCGAGCAAACGCCGCTGCGCGCGGTTCGGCGAGAACTGCATCACCAACCCTTCCTCGTCGTTGTCGCCCTTGACGATGATCTTGTAAAGGTTGCAAAGCCTCCACATCGGGTCGGAGAGGTGGGCCTGGAGTTCGGCTGCGTCGGTCATGCAATGGTTGCCTGGAGGCGTATTAATACCTGTTGGAGGGCTTGGGTTCCCACTCGATCATCAGCCCATCGAAAGGTAGGCCGTGCGTCTCGCTGAAGAACCCAAGGAACTCCGCTCTCGTCTCGAAACCATCAGCCTTCGCCAGTTCCTTTCCCTCGTCAAACGTCAGGCGGCGCCCAGCAATCACGATAGCGATGTCGAGCACGGAGTCGAAAATGTGAACCGAAGAAACATCGGTGCAGGTCGCATCCATCAACATTCGGCAGTCCTTTCCGCGCATGCCGGTGTAAAGGCGTAGGTGGTCGCCTGGCTGCGGCCGCTTCCCATCCTTGCGGTGCGCCCGGATCGTCTGCCGTTTCTCGCCCGTCTCGACCGCAGGCGCAAATTGCTTCTTGAAGTTCAGCGTGAACATGTCAGCCCTCCAACCCTACGCTCCAGGGGAGGCTTCGCCTGCCGGCTCGCCTCCCTGAGCTTTGTCGTTCGGCGGCAACAAAATCCCCATGCTCTCCAGCGCCTCAGCCAGCCCGTTCGCCAGTTGGTTTATGGGCGTCTCAAGGTGGTCGCCGTGCTCATTCATCAGCTCGCGGATCGCGCCGTTCTCGATGATCCCGTGCAAAATCTCATGCAGCACCGTCCGCATTTCCTGCTCCGGCGAACTGGCGAGGTACTTGATCGAATGCTTCTCGTAGCTTATCTGCCCCCACAGCTTCATTCCGCTGGCGTCGTGGTCAACGCGCAGCCGGTCTTCCTCGCGTGTCATGGTGTAGGGCACGCCGCAAATCTTCACCGTGTTCATATCGTATCTTTCTCCAAATCGTTGCCGCCGAGCGGACCGTTCGCATAAAGGCCGCTCACGGCCGCTTACCTACACGTTCCTGGTCATTCACTACCTTCCGCCAGCTTCGTGCGCAGCTCGTAGCCCATCAGCGTCCACACCTTGCCGATGGCGTTCTGCCTGGCGATCCTGCGGCCCAGCTCGGCGTCGAAGTTCTCCGGGCTGGCGCAAGCCGATTCGCCGGTGACGGTGAAGCCGTTGCGCAACACCAGGACGCAGAAGGTCAGCAGGGAAAGCTCAGGCGGCACAACGTCAGAACCGCGCGGTGGGTCGAATGCGGCGAACGCACCCTGCTCGGCGGTGAAATAGTGCTCGCTGGCAATGTTCGCCTCAATATCGGAAGGCGTCACCCGTGGGGCTGTCAGGCCCTTGTCTTGAATCTCTTGCTCAATTTCTTGGTAACTCATCTTCATCCTCATCTCCTTCGTTGGAAGCCTGCACCACCCCAACCACCCTACCCGGCAGCGCCTGCAGCAGGTCGCGCAGCGGGTCAGCCTTCTGTTTGTTGTCGACCTCGAACACCCCATTGATCTTGCCTACCAACTCCAGCGCCCGGATGCGCCCGGCGTGCGTCGCAAACTCGCTGCGATCATCGGCCTCTTCCTTCAGCCTTCGACGCACCCACTCCGCCTCGGTCTCGGTCTTCTGCGCCAGCATCTTCTGGCCTTCCTCGACGGCGGCCCGAACATTAGCATTCGCTAACAGACGCGATGCCTGCTCATTCGCCGTCCTCGGCGAGTAGCCCGCGCGAATCGCCGCCTGAGTCCCGTTGCAATCGACCAGGTACTCCCGCACGAACGCCCACTGCTTCGGCGTGAGCGCCTTCTCTGCCGCCGCCATCACCGCACCCCTCTGCACTTCTTGCACACGTTCTTCCCCTCGGCGAACTGCGTCACCGAACGATTGCGCTTACATGCCTGACAAACCCGCTGCCTGCCCGTCCGAAAGATGATCGGCTGCTTCTTCGTTGCGTCGCGAAATGCTTCCATCTCGCGTGGCTCCATGCTCAACTTGCTCATACCCTCACCCCTTACCTTCTCGCACAACCCACCGGACACCAAGGATCGGTATAACGCCGGTCATACCGACATTCACGGCTCATCCGGTTCTCCACCCACACGGCACGCTGAATGATGATGAACCCGCCGTGGAACTGGTCCGGAACAACAACCTGGCCATCCGGCGCCCAATAGCCGTCCTCCCCAGGCGTGCCACACATCGCGTAGGGCTGCTGGCTCAATCCGCGCCCCCGGCCGTGTAGATCAGTTCAGGCCGCTGCGGCACCATCGACAGCGGGTAGTAGCTACGGCAGACGCCGCGCTTGATCACAGGTTCAGCAAAGCGCTGGCGCCCATTTTCGGCAGGCATCTGATACCGCCAGCAGCGATGCCGCTCGGCGCACTTCGGAGCATGCTCGCCGGCCGGCTGGGCGTTGCACTTGGCGATGTCGGTCATAGCGCACTCACCTTCACAGAGGCGCGCGCCGCGCAAACTTCGGACGCCCCTTGCCTACAGGCGTTCCGGAGACGATGAAGAATACCGGCTCCGCAGCTCCTCCAAGATCGCCTCCCGCTTCGGCGCCTCCCGGCACCGTGCGATCACCTCCAGCATCGCCGCCGCGCGCTGCTTGCTCGGCCGGGTCGATTCCACCAGCCGCACGCAGCACGCCAGGCAGGTCAAGTTGTACGTCCATCGCTTCTCGCATTCCT